ACCTGAGAAGTCTGTATCAGCTTCGTTGAATAGAGCTTCAGTACCACCTTGAGTTGAGTACTTAGACTTCATTGCAAAAATAAGACCAGTAGGACCAGTCATTGGTTGTACACCAGCAATATCATAAGCGATAAGGTTAGGCATAGCTCTACGAACTAATGAAATTAGGATAGGATCCCAATTTGCCATGTTACCAGTACCACCAGTAGTAGCGTTAGCAGCAACCTCATTCAATTGGAATGAAGAATGGCCGCGCTCTTCAGCTAGTGCTCTTTCTTGGTTTTCAAGAACAACAGCCGTTACCGACTTCTTGTACTTGTCCTGAATTTCAGGAAGATCAGCGTGCTCCATTACTGGTGCCCACTTCTCCATAATTTTATCAGATCCAAACATTTTATTTACTCCTTTGGATTAATTATTAGATGTTAACTTAATAGCATTCATATATGATGCCATTAAAGGTGAGGTTTCGATAGTATCGTCGCCGTCGTTAGACTCTTCAGCCTCTTCTGTAACTACTACTTTCTCAGCTGGGAAATAAGATTCTTTAATAGTATTAATCTTATTAGTGAAAGTCTCAACGCTATCAAAGTCTACTGACTCAGCTAGTGCTGCTAACTTCTCTGCTTGCGCAACAGTTAGATCTTTCGATGCAGCTTCAACAATAGCATCTTTCTTAGCATCAGCTAATTGCTCTGCTAGATCAATGTTATCTTGAATAGTACCGTTAAGTTTACCTTCCAACTCATCGACTTGCTCAGCTAATGAATCTACTAAATCAATCTTAGATTCAGGAACTTCGATGTAGTTCTCAACGAACACATCTTTAAGAGCAGTCATGAAGCCTTCTGCGATTTCAGTTCTAAGACCACTTTCAATAGCGACCTTATTCTCATCCATCCACGACTCAACGACGTAGTTTAAGTAACCATCAACTTTCTCAACTAATTCAGCTTTGAAAGTATCAGTTTCCTCTGCAAGACGCTCTTCATACGATTCTTCAAGCTCATTTACCTTAGCAGCAACTTTGCTGTTAAGAGCAGCTTCAAAAATTGTAGCAGCTTTCTCACGGAAACCTTCTGATAGTGTAGCTTCCGATTCGACTAGTGCGTTTAAATCATCCTCGAATGATTCTGCAACACCATCGTCTTTAGATTTGACATTACCCTGTGGGGCTGGCTCGTCCTTAGTACCTGTTTTATCTCCTTTACGAGCAGGTGCTTTTTTAGTGACGTCCGAGGCTTTATCAACTGAATCAACTGAAGCCTTCTCATCCGTTGGGAGAGATTGCTCCTGTGCTTCCTCAATAGCCTCAATGTCTTGGTTATCAATGTTTTCAGACATTAGATGCTCCTTACAAATTATAGTTTAGAGAGAAAATCTTTGAAAATCTTCATCTGCAACTCAGGTTGAACTGCAGGTGTTGCTTTCTTGATTTCAGTCTCGTAAGCCTCAATCTCTTCAGCGACTAAGATACCATTATTCCAAACCCATTCTACACCTTCCATAATTCCATTAACGAAAGCATCAGGTGCTGATGGATCCTGAACGATATCAACTGTGTTAAGCATGAAGTCATCCTTCACGTAATTAACACCGTCTCTTTGCTCAAGAGTACCCATACCACGACTAGATACACCAACTCTAACTCCACCTTCGAGTAAGCCTTGAACGACTTTTCCCATAGGAGTGTTTAGAATTTGTGCTTTTCCTACCACATTATTGCCGTCCCATTCGAGGGCAGTAATACGATGTGAAACTTTGTCCAGATTGATCGTAGGACCATCTGGATGATTGAGCTCACCAACAGCACGACCTGTCTTGACTTGCTCATTAACATATTTGTCGACCGCACCTTCCATAATCTTTTTAGGATAGATACGACCGTTACGATTCTTTTGATCGGCTTGCATGAAGACGCCTTCGATAAAGTGGTTCTTACCACCATCTTCTTTCTTCTCAGTTAAATAACCAACCGATTCTGTATATTCTGCTATTAACTTCATGGATTAGCGTCCCAGTAAGTTTTACTAATCTCGCCACATTCAACTGTTGTGCTGTCCTGGCGAGTCCTGCGGCAGTTAGTATAAATCTCTCTGCCACCAGCTGTTGTTCTTATACCAGCTGTCTGTTGTGTCCATAACCAATGCTCACCACTATTAGGGGTTGCAATGGCAGGATCAGCTGGGTTGTTATCATATTCAAATCCTGGAAGATTTGGTATTGCAACCCATGCCATATTTTATTCCTCTGTTGTTTCTTCTTCTGCCTCTACTTCGACATCCGTCTCAAGTTCAGCATCAATTTCCATTTCTTCTGGCTCTACATCAGTAGATACCTCATCGCTTGCACCATAAATGTCTGCCGCGACTTCAATTTTCTTTGCATCTAATGCACTAGCGATTCTATCACCAATCTCTGCATTAAAAGCATCCTGTGCACCAACATTATTACCTTGCTGTAGTGCATCAATCATATCCAATACATTATTTGTGCTAATTGCGTTATCGGCATTAGCCTCAATATCTTCATATTCTGACATAGGTCACCTCACTTTTAAAGTATTTATAAAAAATTATATTTAGAAGCCTAATTCTTCTTCACCTTCCTCAGGTGCTTCGTCTTCCATCTCTTTATCGATATCTTTAATATCTTCATCAGTTTGATGGAGCACATTCTTGCGGACCCAAGAAACGGAATAATATTTACCAACATATTCGTCTAACTCTCTAAGGGTTGCAATTCTTTCTCTTAAGATCTCAGCTTCCTTCATCTCAGCAAAGTGAGTATCTTGCATGTAGTCTATATTGATATCATTCTTAACTTCTTCCCACTCTTCTTCAGTCATCAGACCTTTAAGAAGCATTTGGTTCTTAAGTAGATTAATAAACAACAATGCAAACTTCTTACGAACCTTTGCAATGAATCTTTGGAATTTAACTTCGTCTCTACTAATCTCAGTAGAACGACCAAGAGAGAATTGTGTTTCTTGTTCTAATCTTTGTACAGGAACATTAAGTGCCTTATAAAGATTTCTTTGGAAGTAAACAATATCATCAATCTGTCCAAGATTCTCACCACCAGGTAGTGTAGTAATCTCTGTACCACGGCCACCTTCTCTACGAGGTAACCAGAAGTCTTCTAACATTGACATATGTTTACGATCATCTCTTAACTCACCAGACTGTGCATCATAGACTAACTTATTACGATGCTTAGTCATAATCTTATTCATATATTCTTCAGCTTTACCTTTCGGTAAGTTACCAACATCAATATAGAATATTCTTCTTTCTGGAGCTCTTGATAATCTATAGATTACTAATGAATCTTCCATCATACGAAGTTGATTCACAGGCTTCAATGCTTTATGAAGATGTGATAATACTTTTTTGCGAGATGGATCTAGTAATCCAGATGTAACATAAAGAATAGAATCCTTAGCAATCTTAAGACCCTGCTGAGTCTTTGCCATACCTTCATTCTGGTAAATGTAGTATTCATCTACATTCTTAATTAACTCTACACCAGTCTTAGGATCTTTCTCTTTATTAACTTTCTTAACCTTACGGATCTTTGTTGGATCAATAGGTCTTAATTCAACAATACCTTTCTTAGGATTGTTTTCATCGATAATTATATGATAAAATAAACGCCCGTCAATATACCATCTCTTAAAGATATCATGACCATAGAAGTTGAAGTTTAACATCTTTAGGACATGTTCAAACTCTTCCTGCAATGCATTCTTTAACTTATCACCCTCTAGATCATCTGTGACTAACTCTACAGGTGTACCTTCCTCATCCGAAGAAATAGTTTCATTAACAATATCTTCGATAGCTGAATCACACTCTGGTTGAGCTGCAGCATCACGATAACGTCTGATAAGGGCACGATCGTCTTTTACATTTGAGGCATCCAGATCAAGAAATTGACCATAGTGGCCACCAGCTGCAACTTGAGCTGTTCCTTCTTCATCCATAGGTGGAACAAAGGAACGTCTTTTAGCTTCCTCTTTTTCCTGAGCCTTGGTTTTCTTGGTTATCTCGTAACCGAACAATGTAAAATTACTATCTGCCATACGGATCCTTATTTTATAATATAATGGGGGCCATTACTGACCCCCGTAATCATATTTATACCACTATTATGAAGTAGTATCTGACTCCCAGTATTGAACCTGAAGCTCAACTTGGAATTCTTCAATTGTATTCTCACTATCGTAAGAAACTTCAATTGGACCCAACATTGTTGGGAATGTTCCTCTAAAGTCGTACTTCTTAATTGTGTTTCCACCTTTATCCAACTGCTCGATAATCATATCTGCTTGATAATCAGTAGGATCAGTGAAACCAGTATTAGCTTTATGCTGATTAATACCATTCATCCAACGCTCGAAAGCATTACGAGTACTAAAACTAGCATCGTTAATAACTACAATTGTCCAAGGCTCAAATGTTCTATCACCAGCGATCTTCAATTGTCTACCACGGAATGGCATGATAATTGGATTGATCATTGATGAAGGTAGCTGTGCAGCCTTAACCATAAAAGAAGTTAATTCTACATCACCACCAGCATAACCTGGAAAGTTTACTGTTGCTTTAAACAGGTTGGAGCGAGCTCCACCACCTGTTAGTTTAGCTTTAAAATCATCTACGCCTAAAATCGCCATGATTAACCTCCTGTGATCTCACTAAACTCTACGCCAGTTCTAGTAGCAATAAAGTTAAGTGTAATAAAGTTAATTGAACGAGCTGGCTTAATGTAGATATCAGCTACAAATTGATTTGCATCAACTACCTGACCAGTGTTGTTAGTTTCGTCACATACTACTCTGAAATCTGTAATACCACGACGACCCTGAACATCTCTTAGGAAAGGTTCTACCATGTTTCTGAACATCGCACGAGTAAACTCATCGTTGAATTCGAACAACTGATACTTCGCAGCTGTTGCAACTGCTTTCTCAAGAACGATGAACAATCTTCTAACATTGATTCTATCGAATGCTGAAGGCTTAGCCTGAGCAGTCTTATCACCAAATAGAACTGTACCTTCGCCTGGGAAAGTAGTGATTGGGTTTACACGAGCCAAATACAGCTCATCTCTTTCTGCTTTCTTAGGATTGAAACCAACCTTAGTAACACCTAATAGTTGACCTCTACTGAAGCCTGCAGGTGAGAACCAAGGATCAGCTGCATCATCAGTACCAGCACATAGGCCAGCAATTGAAGAAGAAGCAGGAATCCAAATATACTGATCGTTATACTTATCATAAACTTTCAATGCTGATGAATCGATAACAGCATAAGAAGTTGAAGTAAGTGTATCAGCAAATTCAATAATATCTGCCTTTGGAGTTAGCGTATTTGTTGATCTGCCAACTGGAGGAGAAATGAATGCTACACAATCCTTACGAGCAGCTGCAATTGAAATAATATCATTTGCTACCGCAGTCGCATCAGTTAATGTTTCAGATAACTTAGGTGCAATTAGGAAAGAAACATCAATAGTCTCTGCATCTTCGAAAAGATCGAAACCAGTTTGTACTTCACTAGAGCCTAGTGTACCAGAATCATTACCACCTACTAGTGATTGAGCAAATGGTGCTGCAATCGAAGAAAAAGTAGTTGTGGCTGCTGAACCGCCTTGAGTAAGGGTATCGTTGTGTGAGCCCCACCAAATATATTGTGATTGATTGTTGATAACATCTTTATAGTAGTTAGATGCACCGTCGTTTGTTTTAGCATCACTAGCTTGTGATACAAAAGCAAATGTTTCTAGAATAGTACCAGCAGTACCAGTCCATGCGCCATCTTCATCAACTACAACAATATGCATCTCATCACCTGAACCACCTTGATTATCAGCGTAATCAGATGTACCAGGAGCAGCTGAGAAACGACCTTTGTATGAAGCAAAGTCGGTATGATTGAAAGCTGCGTCAGCAGTAGATGCAGGACAAACAACTACTTGTAATGAATTACCAAGAGCACCAGGATATTTTGCAATCCAGTTACCACGATTAACCGCAACAGTTAGTGTTGCGTCATCAGCAACTGTACCAGTAGTAGCAGTTGATAAAGTAATTGTGTTTGTGTCGTTGTCAATTGAGTCAATTGTTGCGCCAGCAGCGATACCAGTACCAGAGATTGCATCTCCGACTGTTACATTGCTTAGACTATCAACAATAATGTCTGTGTTGCCAGCTAGAACTTCACCATTAACTGTCAGTGTATCAGATAACTCAAACTGTACGTTTTGATAGTCATCTGCGTTATGAACAGTAATAATAGTAGAAGAATCATCTGTTGTGGCGTTCGAAGCTGTGCTGTCAATTTTACGCACAACTTTTAAGTTATTACCATACTTCAAGAAGTAAGAGGCTGTAAAAAAGTCTACCGATGCGGATGCAGACGGTACACCAAAAGTTTCAGCCAAATCTTTCTCTGATGTAATGGTAGTTGGTTCCTCGACAGGTCCCCATGCAAAGTTACCGACGAAGGCACCAATGGATGTAGATACTGCAGGAACAACGTTGGTAAGGTCAATTTCCTTGACCTCAACACCAGGTGAGACTTGAAATGCCATAGGGTTCCCCTTCAGTTAGTTTAATAAGAAAAATT